CTTAGACATTCCTCTCTAACAAGAATGTTATAGTATAAAAAATTAAGATAAAATCATTTACAAACTTAAAACTTTATACTATACTCTTGTTGTAAGATAATTTAACAGAAAAAGAAAACCAAAAAAATCTTTTAATGCATAAGTTTGGCGACCGACTGCGATTAAATAGTTATTTTGATGGGTTTATTTTCTATACTCAAATAGTATAAAACTTTAAGTTGTTTGTCAATAGAAAACATAAAATTCTGTAAAGTTATCTTACAAATTATTTGAGAAAGGAGATTACCAATTATGCCAAGTGTTGATGCTGGAAGACAAAAAGTTCTTGATTATATAGAAAAGAATAATATTTCTATCACTGATTTATCAGTAGTTTACGGAATGAAGAAACAAGATTTAGCAAATTATCTGAATGGGAAGTTAGATACAGTTAAAGGTAATCAAGTCATTTTACGAATTATTGCAGATTATAGAATCAGATAAAGGAGGGAAAAGAAATGAACCAATTACAACAAACAATCAATAGCCGAGAAGTAGCGAAAATGGTGAGTCGAGAACACAATGAAGTGTTAAAAGATACGCGAAAGATTATGGAACATTTAGCAGCGGGGAAAATTCCCTTTAGCGATTATTTCATTGAAACAACTTATTTAGATACAAACAAAAGAGAACGTCCATGTTTCGATTTTACAAAAAAAGGTTGCGAATTATACAGTACCCGAATGACCGGCGCTAAAGGTACTCAGTTCGCAGTCGCATATATTGAGAAATTCAATCAAATGGAAAATCATATTAAACAACAATTACCAGCGACTTATAAAGAAGCATTACTTCATTTAGTAGAACAGGTAGAAATCAACGAAAAACTTGAAGAGCGTGCATTAGTAGCAGAGCAAATCAATATGGAACTACGCCCAAAGGCTACTTATTATGATTTGGTTTTACAGAATGAAAGCTTGGTATCAATCACAGAAATCTCAAAAGATTATGGTTGGAGTGCTAAAAAGATGAATGAATTTCTACATCAATTAAGTATTCAATTTAAACAAGGTAAAACTTGGCTATTATATCAAAAGTATGCAGATAAAGGATATACACAAAGTAAGACCAGTGTTGTTAATGGTGGTAAAACTACAGTCATGCACACTTATTGGACTCAAAAGGGAAGATTATTTATCTATGATCTATTGAAAAAACATAATACTTTACCAATTATTGAGCGTGAAAAAAAATCTGCTTAGGAGGTCAGAAAATGAATGGAGCTATTACAAAATCAGAATTCAAAGAGAGGTATGAATATTCTGAATCTACCTATCATCGCCGAATGAAGCTATTTAGGAAATCTAAATATAAGAAAGGATACATTGCTCCGTCATCAAATGAAGTTTATATAAAAACGGATTTATATGAGCAGTTTCTGAGTGATCTATCCGATGAACGACTAGGATACGTAACAATACAAATGGAAGGTGAAATAGCATGATCACCACAGCAAACCTAATCCTACTAACAGTATCGATCATCTGTTTCGCCACAGGCGAGACGGTGCAGGGCAGCATATTTTTAGTGGCGATGTGGGTGGGGAGCGTAGCAACAAGAATGAGAAAGGAAAATGGGAAATGAAAGAAACATTAAACGTTGAAGTAGAAGTATGTGGGATTGATGAAGCGACTAAAAAAGCTGAACGGTATGTAGAACTATTAAAAGAAGCCAAAACGTTGGCAGACGAATTGGCTTCAATAGAATTTGAATTAAAAACTAATCCTTAAATGTAAAATCAATTTTTTGACCACAAGAACAAGTTGTACCAGTAGTTGGTACTTTAATCAAAGCGTCACAGTTGGGACACTTAATTTCAACGCCGCCTTTTTTGTTAATCATATCAGAGACTAAACCTTGAGGGTTGCTAAGTTTTTTCTTGAGATTATCAAAGCCTGACATTTTTACACCCATGTTTATCACCTCGCTTTAAAATGTATTTTTCTGAGGTTAACGACCAACTACGTAAACGAGAAGCGGATGTATTTGATTCATACTTTTTTCGAAACCTCGTGGATAATGCGTATTTACTGAGATAAGTCTCCAACCATCTTGTAAATGCTCATTAACACTTTCGGTATCATGAAGTTCTTTAATTTCTTTAACGTTTTCCATGATATAAAAACCTCCTTTCTATAAGGTGATTATATCATACAAATTATATTTGAATTTACGAAAGGAGCAACCGAAATGAAACACAAACTAGTTAACGCACTACTAGACACACCGTTTGCAATCTTACTAGCCGTTGTCTCATGGTTATCTATTTGGGCAGGATTACTCATGATCGTGGTGTACGTCATTAATAAAGTGTTTGAGCTACCAGCAATTACTTGGGTAAGTAAGCGCACAAGAAAAAATGTGAATTAGGAGGAATTGGAAATGTCTAAAAAAGTATATAGCTATCTGTCACAGCACGACAAAGGAATGACTGACAAAGAATTAGCAGGGAAACTCAAGATTGCACCTAAAACAATACAGCGCATCAAAGAAGGAAAATACGAGCCTTCAGTTGGATTAGCTTTAGAACTTGCAAAAGTTTTAGGGTGTAAAGTAGAAGACTTATTTGTTGTATTGGGTGGTGAATAATTTGCTAAATCCAGAACAAAATAAGCTAGTTATCCAAGCGATAAAGGATAAAAAAGATAACTATGCAGAACTGATCAGAAAGGAAAATGCTAAACCATATCCTAATTCTTTAACTTTAAGAAATTTAGGTGAGATCCAAGACAAGTACAACTTGATACTAGATGTTATTCACGAGAGGGGATTGTGAGATGGCAGCACCAGTAAGAACAAGAACCGCATCAGCGAAAGGTACAACGTTACCAAGATATCACGGCACATACAGTGGACGTAAGAAAATAACAACTGATTTAGAAATTGGTGATCAAGCTTTGATTGATTGCGATGTAGTAGTAAATATCATTAATAAAGGTAACTGTGCAGCGACTGTGGAATTTAGCAACGGAGATCGTACGGTGATTAGTTATGATCGGTTGAGTAGGTTGGAGGGAGTTTCATGAGATGCGTTATAGAAATAGTTGCAGGGAGCACATATTTAAATAATCCGACACGTATGGAGTTTAATTATGAAAATATGGATGAGTTTAAGCAACAGTTCCTGAAACGATTTGGAAATATCGGTGGAACTAACAAAGCAGAAAGAGAAAGATTCAAAGTTAAACAAGAGATCAAGCTAGCGCGTAGTATCAACGAATTTAAAGATGTATTTTTTAACGCCAGTTATTGGCATTTAGTGAAAATAAAACAAGAGCCTACCTCATCCGCAAAATGAAGTAAGCCATTAAATAAATATTGGTTAGTTAAATTATACCACAATTAGGAGGAATCAGAAAATGAGTCATTTTACAGTAGCAGTTATTACAGAAAAATGGACTGAAAAGGAAGTAGATAAATTACTTGCTCCTTATCAAGAGAACAATATGGGGGATTGTCCACAAGAGTATCTTGAATTCAATGAAGATGATGAATGCGATATTGATGAACAAACAGGTAAAAAAGGCTATTGGGAAAACCCTAATCGAAAATGGGATTGGTACTCAGTTGGTGGGCGCTGGTCAGGTCTTTTAAAACTAAAGTCTGGTGAAAAAGTTGATTCTGCACAAATTAGTGATTTAGATTTATCGATGGATCAAGAGGCATATGACAAAGCAATTCGTTTTTGGGAAGTTGAAGTAGATGGGGAGCCTGCAAAAGAGGGAGAAGACTTTTTCAATATGTGGAAACCTAAATACTATATCGAACGATACGAAACGAAAGAAAAATATGCTACAGATCAAGCAGAACTTGGTACCTTTGCCATGATTCTTCCAGATGGAAAATGGATGGAAAAAGGAGAAATGGGCTGGTGGGGCATTGATGGGTCAACTAGTGAAAGTCGCCAAGAATATAAGCAATCGTTTAAGGAAATGCTTGAGACTAAACCAGATCACTACATTACTATTGTAGATTGTCATATTTAAGGAGGTAAATCATGTCAGTAAAAATAAATAAATTAGAAATTGAAAACGTGAAACGTGTAAAGGCTGTGAAAGTTGAACCAACTCAAAATGGCCTTACGGTGATCGGTGGTCCAAATAGCCAAGGGAAAACGAGTATTTTAGATTCTATCGCATGGGCATTAGGTGGTGATCGTTATAAGCCAAGTAAAGCGCACCGTGAGGGATCAGTGACACCGCCGAATATCCATATTGTAATGAGTAACGGATTAATCGTTGAACGTAAAGGGAAAAACAGCACGCTGAAAGTAATTGATCCGAATGGCGAAAAAGCTGGTCAACAATTGCTTAATGGATTTGTAGAAGAATTGGCCATCGATTTACCAAAGTTCATTGATTCATCCAACAAAGAAAAAGCGAATACTCTGCTTCAAATTATTGGTGTTGGTCCACAACTTATGCAATTGGAACGAGAAGAAAATGACATCTATAATCAACGTCGCACAATCGGGCAGATTGCCGATCAGAAAGAGAAGTTCGCTAAAGAACAGCCGTTTTATCCAGATGCACCGAAAGAGCTTGTATCAGCATCTGAGTTGATTCAACAGCAACAGGAAATACTAGCTCGTAATGGTGAGAATCAGCGGAAACGGGAGCAAGTAAGTCAGATTGAGTATCAACTGCAGCAAGGTGAAAATAATATTGCTCGTGTCAATCAACAAATCCAAGATTTACAAGGTCAATTACAAACATTATTGGGATTACAAGAAGCTACACAAAAAGACCTTGAAACAGCTAGAAAATCTGCTAAGAACCTCAATGACGAATCAACAGCAGAACTGGAGCGGAATTTATTAGACATTGAAACTATCAATGCTAAAGTCCGCACCAATTTGGATAAAGACAAAGCCGAAGAGGATGCTAATGTTCAGCGCCAAGAGTACCAAAAATTGACATCTAAATTAGAAGATGTTCGCAAAAAGAAAACGGACCTATTGAACAACGCTGATTTACCGCTACCTGAATTATCGGTTGAAGATGGCGATCTTATCTATAAAGGTCAGAAGTGGGACAACATGAGCGGAGCGGAACAACTTAGAGTATCCACAGCAATTGTTCGCAAACTTAAACCTGATTGTGGCTTCATTTTGATCGATAAGTTAGAACAAATGGATTTAACAACATTAGAAGAGTTTGGTAAATGGTTGGAACAGGAAGGCCTACAAGCCATCGCCACTAGAGTTTCAACGGGTGATGAATGTTCGATCATTATCGAGGATGGTTATGTATCTGGTGATGAGGTTGCACCAGTTAAAGATATTATTCCGACAGCACCTAAATCATGGGAAGGAGCAGCATTTTAATGAATATTACAAGTGGTAAAGTACCAAAAGCACAGAAAATTGTTTTGTATGGCGTCGAAGGAATTGGTAAGTCAACGTTTGCTAGTCAATTTCCAGATCCGCTGTTTATTGATACCGAGGATTCAACGTTGCACATGAATGTAAAACGTTTTGATAAGCCGACAAGTTGGACAATGTTATTGCAACAAGCAACATATGTCAAAGCGAATAAGCCTTGCCAAACATTAGTGATTGATACGATGGATTGGGCAGAAGAAATCTGCAAGCGTCATTTAATGGATTCTAACGGCTGGTCAGCAATTGATTCAGAAGGGTACGGCAAAAAGTTTGTTGCCTTAGCAAAAGAAATGGGTAGCTTACTGAATTTGTTAAGCGATGTAGTAGATGTTGGTGTCAATGTTGTTGTCACAGCCCACGCAATGTTACGGAAAAAAGAAGAGCCTGACGAAATGGGGGCATACGATCGATATGAGTTGAAGCTTGAGAAGAAGACAGCTCCTCTAGTCAAAGAATGGGCCGATGCTGTGCTGTTTGCCAACTATAAGACAACAATCATCACAGACAGCAAGACGGATAGCAAGAAAGCTACAGGCGGTCAACGAATGATGTACACAACTCACCGTCCGGCTTGGGATGCCAAAAATAGAATGGGATTAGCTGATGAATTGCCGTTCGATTATTCTCAGATTGCTCAGGCGTTAATGCAAGTAACCATTCCACAAGGAGATCCAGTTCAACCGGAACCAGATCCACAGTTTGATGTTTCTTCTGCAGCACAAAGCATACCTGATGACAATGTTCCTATTTCAAATGTTGCGCCAGAACGAGATCAGGTTATTGCTGAAAGCATTCCTAAATCTGTCGCTGATCTTATGTCAGCCAATCAGGTGACAGTCGAAGAGATCATGCAAATTATTTATCAAGGCGGTTTCATGCCAGCTGATACACCATTAGATAATATTCCAGCCGATCTTTGGGGTTACTTATCAAGTAACTGGAGTAAGGCAATGGATTTATTAAATACAAAAATTAGAAATTTCTAGGAGGAATATTGAATGAACAACAACGAAAATGAGTTTTTAGACTGGAATGGTGGTTTTGTGGCCGAGGAAAACTCGTTCACGCTTTTACCAGCAGGAGAGTATCAATTTACAGTAACAAATATGGAACGCAAAATCTATGACGGTGCTAGTGACAAAATTCCAAACGGCGCACCATATGCAGAAGTATCTTTGGAAGTAGCAGGAACCGAAGGAAAAACAGTAGTGAAAGAACGTTTATACATGATGAAGAAATTCCAATGGAAACTAACAGAATTCTTTTCAGCTATTGGACAAGCACCAGTTATTGGACAACCCTTCAATCCGAATTGGTCAACAATTATCGGCAGTACTGGACGTGCAAAAGTTGAAATCAATAGTTATAAGAGCCAAGGGGAAGACCGCCAAAACAACCGAATCAAAGAATTTTTGAAACCAACTGCACAAACAGGAGCACCGCAACAAAATTTCAATCAAGGTGGTCAACAAAATTTTAATCAACAACCTCAACCACAACCAAATACTGGATTTCAACCAGGTGCATTCTAGAAAGGAGCAAAATTAATGTCTAAAGAAATTGAATTGAATTTATCAGCAATGGCGAATGGAGCCATCCAAGAAAAATTGGATGGTGAGCTAGAAAAATTATTTAAAAATATTCATGATCCGAATACCAAAGCGAAAGATAAACGAGCAATCACCATCAAGCTTGAATTTGCTCCAGATGATAATCGTCAAGTAATTAATCTAAACAGTAGTTTTTCAACGAAATTAGCGCCAGTTCGTGATTTTGATACTACGATCTTAACAGGTAAGGATTTAAGCAGCGGAAAGGTTGCTGCTCGTGAATTACAATCTGAGGCACCAGGACAGACTTTTATTGATCCGGTCGACGGCCAACAAAAAACAGATATCGGAGAACCTATTGACGTTATCGAAAAAGAAGAAGCAGCCAAAGAATCGCAACAGAAACAGATTATAAACTTACAAGAGAAAAGAGGATAAATAAATGACAATGACAAAAGAAGCAATTCAATATTTGATGGAACAAGGAATTAGACCTGACGACCGTTTAGTTAATTTTGATAGTGGCACTCGATGGATGGTTATTAACAACAATGGGGACGCTAGAGAAATTGTACCTAAAGTTTATCTAGCTGATCCACTTGAAATCAATACTCTTTCAGGATTCGTGAATTATATTAAATCGAATATCGAACGTATCAATAATAAATTGATCGTGCAAATTAAGAATGAACAAACGGTTCACTTGAAAGGAATCGTTGAAGAAGATGGTAGTCGTGAATGTCTAGCTACAGCTAGTGCGATTATTCCAAGGTTTCACTTTGACAATTTCTATGATATGGAAGAATTCAACATCGCATTACAATCAAAGTTTGTTAGTTTGATTGAAAATCCAGAAGTTCCGGACGACCGAGCATTATTATTGCAAGTTGTTGGGAATGTAGCTGAAAAAAATGTCAAACAAGCAAGTGATGACGGTGTTAGCCAAGCAATTACTATTAATCAAGGGGTGGCGACACAAGCAAATGTTCAGATTCCTAACCCTGTTTTATTGGCACCGTACAGAACATTCTTGGAAGTAGAACAACCTGCTAGCCAGTTTGTATTCCGCATGAAAGATGGTCCACGTGCTGCAATCTTTGAAGCCGACGGTGGGGCATGGAGAAATCAAGCCATCGTAAATATTCGTGAATTCTTAATTGAGGCACTGGGAGAAGAAATTCAATCAGAACGAATCACTATAATTGCTTAGTTTGAGGGCGGGGAAACCCGCCTTTTCTTGAATAAGGAGGACACAACACATGAACGAAATTGAGGAATTGATAGAGAAGTATGACCGTATTTTAAATAATAGCAAACAGAATATGTTGGATGATCCTTTTACGCGAGGTGAAGACTCTGGAACATCTAGAGTGAGCTATGAGATTTTATCAGACCTTGAACAAGTCAAATCATCACTACCAACAACAGAAATCACAGAATTACAAGCGTGGAAGAAAATAGCAGAAGTAACCGATACTGATGAACCGACATTTAATCCAGCTGATTTTTATCATGATATGAGAATTTTGTTTAAAAATGCTGATTTAAGCGTACCGATACGAGGTGATAAAACACTTTATGATAACGGCTATCGGATCGTGCATAAATCATCACTACCAACCCAACAGGACAAGGTTGTGGTCAAACAATATATTGCTGATTGGTACGAGGAAAATAAAGGTGATTTAACACAAGGAATATTTGACCTCACAAAAAGGGCGCTTGAAACAGGATCACGAAACGAAAGAACAGAAATGCAAAATCTATTATATGACGGCGATGTAGATTTAGTCGAATTATTTTACCGCATGAAAGACGGCTACACCGTGAAAAAAGAGCAGATGTATTGGATTTATGATCCGATCGCAGATCAATATTTAGGATATGACAGAGCGGAAGGAAAAGTTTGGTGGTTAATGAAGCAAAATGACGGCGCTAAAGCTGAATTGACAGATGCAGAAATTACTACGATTAGCAAACAATATAAGGCGTTTGCTGTACCAGTAGAGGAGGAGGGATCACAATGAACGGAACATTTGTATACCATCATCTAAAAATTGCACCAGTGTTTTATCGAGATGTAATTTCAGGAAAAAAGAAATTTGAAATCCGTGTCAATGATCGGAATTTTTTAGAAGGCGATCACTTAGTACTGAAAGAATTTGAGGATGGAGAATATACAGGCAATGAGACAGAAGTCGTGATCACATACATTCCTGATTTTCCTTTGCCAGATGATTATGTAGTGATGGGGATTGAATTAGTAGAGGAGGAATCACTATGACAGAAGCAAGCGAAAGACTAAAAAAACTAATTGATCAATTAGAAAATTTTGAAAATCACGAAACTGGTGATCTAGATATTGATGATGTTAAACAGGATTTAAATTATATTTACTCGTTGATACGAGACGATGTGACTGACCACCAAACAACCTTTGTGGTCGGTGAGTATTACAGAGTCTTAGACAGTTCGGACGTTGTATTTACACAGTTAGCTGATGGGAATTTTAAAGTCATGAAAGACAGCGAGATTAAAACATACGATGTTATTAACTTTAACAGTCAATTTATCGGACCAGCCACCGCCGAACAGGTAGCCGAGTTTAAGTTAGCTGAGGCGATCGCTAAAACTGGTCAGTCGGCAGATCAGATTAGACAGATGCTATCTAATGGCAAAATGCCAATGGGTCCATGGTTGGAGTTACAAAAAACAGCCGAAGAACTGCAGGAGGTAGGGGATGAATCTATCTAAAGTATAAAAATTACAAGTCCTGCATAAAGAGCGATACAAATAAATAATATGGCTATAACTATAGTCCAATCAACATTATGAATAAACTGATTAAAAGTTTGTTGTTTTTTACCAGCAGCTTTGTCTTCCTGGTATTGTTGAAAAGAATTTTCTAAGATGAAAATAATATTAAAAAAAGTAAATGCATTAATCACTAAAGAAGGAACGTTATCAAATTTGTTTATAACGTAAAAACATACACCAAACACGATAAGATAAGAGAACAAATGACGAGAGATTAAACGACCAATAATTTTTTTCAAAGCTATCACTCCTTTTTGATAATTGTAACACTAGGAGTGTGAGAAATAAATATCAATAATTATTTAACTAAACGAAAGGAGTAGGAGATTTCCTGCAGGACTAAAAAGCTTTTTACTCCTTTGTGATTATGTACGAACTAATTGAAAAATACAATACAGATCAAACTCATATCGAAATAGATGCAGTAAACCAGAAAGAAAATGGTACGACCGCCGATGGAAATATATACTCTTACACGATTTACTTAATGGACAATGATTCAGGTGATCCAATCAATATGGTATCAGTGGAAAAATTTAACTCATACGAGGTCGGCTTTGTGATTGATTATTTCGATAAACATTTGAAAAAGCATGACAAAGGCAAGAGGACGGTTGCTGTTAGATTGGATGGTGATAGCTGATGTGTGAGTATTGCACAGGCGGTAAAGCAATCGTTGAAGGTGTTGAGCCTACGCCGTTTGGTGATCATGAGCAAGAGATATCAATATACAAGTATCTGCTAGTGTCTAGAGTGACGTATCACGGCACGAGGGCGGTACCGATTAAATATTGCCCGATGTGCGGCAGAAAGTTAGAGGCGACAAACGCAACGGCACCATGAGCAGGCAGCAGGCGTTTGGTGGACTATTTAAATAATATAGGAGGGGGTTAATTCGTGAAACTTAGACCTTATCAAGATGAATCAAAAGCAGCCGTTCAAAACGAATGGAGCGAAGGAAAGAAAAAAACGTTGTTAGTATTACCTACTGGATGCGGCAAAACAATCGTATTCAGCAAGATCATCGAAGATCGTGTTCGCTTAGGTGAGCGTGGGCTTGTTTTGGCTCATCGTGGTGAGTTGCTGGATCAAGCTTCCGACAAGCTAGAAAAAGCTACAGGACTAAAGACAGCAACCGAAAAAGCAGATCAAACGAGCTTAGGAAGTTTCTTCCGTGTCGTGGTTGGATCTGTCCAGACTATGCAACGAGAAAAACGCCTGAGCCAATTTCCACCAGATTACTTTGATTTTATTGTAGTAGATGAAGCACACCATTGTATCAGTAATGGGTATCAGCGTGTACTAAAACATTTCGACTCAGCTAATGTTCTAGGAGTTACAGCTACACCGGACCGTGGAGATATGCGGAATTTGGGTAGTTACTTTGAATCGTTGGCTTATGAATATACATTACCTAAAGCAATCAAAGAGGGATACTTAGCCCCAATCAAAGCGGTAACTGTTCCGCTTAAATTAGATTTATCAGGAGTTGGCCAACAAGCAGGGGATTTCAAAACGAAGGATTTAGGCACAGCGCTTGATCCTTATCTGGATTCAATAGCAGATGAAATGTTGGAATACTGTAAGGATCGAAAAACAGTTATTTTTCTACCATTAGTAAAGACTAGTCAAAAATTTACAGAAATTTTGAACCGAAAAGGATTTAGAGCGGCAGAAGTAAACGGAGAAAGTAAAAATCGTGCTGAGGTATTAGAGGATTTTGACAGTGGCAAATACAACGTTCTCTGTAACTCTATGTTACTTACTGAAGGTTGGGACTGTCCAAGTGTGGACTGTGTAATTGTTCTACGCCCTACAAAAGTACGTAGTTTATACAGTCAAATGGTTGGACGTGGTACTAGACTGTTTCCAAGGAAAGAAGAGCTATTGTTACTAGATTTCCTTTGGCATACTGAGCGTCACGAACTATGCCATCCAGCACACTTGATTGCTGAAAATGAAGAAGTAGCTAAAAAGATGACCGAAAACATTGAAGAAGCTGGTTGTCCTATTGATTTAGAAGAAGCTGAGGCAAAAGCTGCAGATGATGTTATCGCTCAACGTGAGGAAGCTCTAGCCAAACAACTTGCTGAAATGAAGAAACGCAAACGCAAGCTAGTAGATCCTCTGCAGTTTGAAATGAGTATTCAAGCAGAAGACTTGTCTAGCTATGTACCAGCATTTGGCTTTGAGATGGGACCACCAACTGACAAACAGTTAGCAGCATTAGAAAAAATGGGAATCATGCCTGATGAAATCGATAATGCTGGGAAAGCCACTAAATTATTGGAACGATTAGACAAACGTCGACAAGAAGGATTAGCCACGCCGAAACAGATTAGATTCCTAGAACAACGTGGCTTCCAACATGTAGGGAAATGGCAGTTTGATGGTGCTAGAAAATTAATTGATAGAATTGCGGGTAATGGTTGGAGAATTCCAACTGGAATAAACCCTAGTGAGTATAAAGGAGAATAGGTCAGTAAATGGGTTCGAGGGAATGACCTTATTGTATAAAGATCACCCCCTCTTATCGAAATTCGCTAACGCCTATGCTATAAATGCTATGACTTTGTATTCCGGAAATAATCTGCCAGAACAGTAGCGAACCCCGTTGTAAATAGTGTTTTTTTCATAATATCCCCTCCTGCTAAATAAGCATCAAAAATTTTATCGATAAACAATACGATAAGAGATGGAATAAAATTATTATTTACAAATAGTACAAGACTGGTTGCAGATACAGGTAATGACCCTGTCAAAATCATAAAACATAAACATCAAATTTATTCTTACATTGTACCAGAAGTATTTGATTGTTTCAATGAAAAGAAAGGAATAAAAAAATGAGTTTTAATTTATTAGAAGTTTTAGATCACGTTGATCCGTCTATTCTATCATATGAAGAATGGTATCAATGTGGAATGGCTTTAAAGCATGAAGGTTTTACGCCAGAGGATTGGGATGCATGGAGCCAACGTGATAGTGGTCGCTATCATTCGGGCGAGTGTTTCAAAAAGTGGGATACTTTCAAAGGGAATGGCGCACCAGTTACAGGAGCCACGATCACACAACTAGCCAAAGACAATGGCTGGCATAGTTCTTACTCTGATGATGATTCTTTTCTTGACTGGAACGATAGCTTCATCGCCACTGATGTAGATAAGGGCTACAAATTAGTTAAAACGGATTGGATCATGGGGAAAGAAATTCAAGAACCAAAACACTGGAACCCGTCTCAAGAGATTATTGACTACTTAGAGGCTGTCTTTTCTCCTGGCGACATTATAGGCTATGTGAACGATGGCTATTTGCATAAAAAAGCAGACGGTACAGAAAAGTGGTTGCCAAGAAATGGTGTCTACACTCAAACAGCTGGAGAGATTATTGATTCTTTACGTAAAAATAATGGGGATGTTGGAGCAGTGATTGGAGACCCTAATCAAGCCAGTGGCGCTTGGATTCGTTTCAATCCATTAGACGGGGAAGGAACTAAAAATACAAACGTGGTAGATTTCCGCTATGCCTTAGTAGAATCTGACAACATGAAGATTGAACAACAGAATGAAATCCTTAGAGAGCTTGAGCTTCCTATTGTAGCATTAACTTATTCAGGTGGAAAAAGTCTTCATGCAATTGTCAAAGTTGATGCCGTCAATTACCCACAGTACCAAGAACGTGTCGATTACTTATATAAGATAGTAGAAAAAAACGGTCTAAGAGTGGACAAGCAGAATAAGAATCCTTCCAGACTTACACGATTACCTGGATTTATCAGGGGTGATAAAAAGCAATTTCTTATAGCTAAAAATATCGGTAAAGGTTCGTGGGAAGAATGGCAAGAATACGTTGAGGACATGAACGACAATTTGCCAGATCCTGAAAGTCTAGCTGATATCTTTGATACTGAAATTGAGTTAGCTCCAGAATTAATCAAAGGCGTTCTACGTCAAGGACATAAAATGTTAATTGCTGGACCTAGTAAGGCTGGCAAATCATTTCTATTGATGCAATTAGTTATTGCGATTGCTGAAGGTAAAAACTGGATGGGATTTCCATGTACACAAGGAAAAGTTCTATATGTGAATCTGGAGCTTGACGCCAATTCAGCCAAGAATCGAATTGTTGAGATTTACAAGCGATTAGGCAATGGTCATGAGAATGTAGCAAATATTGATATTTGGAATTTACGTGGTAAAACAAGCCCAATGGACAAGTTAGCGCCTAAGTTGATCAGACGTGCTCAGAAAGCTGGGTACATTGCAGTTGTAATCGATCCAATTTATAAAGTGTTAACTGGTGACGAAAATAGTGCTCATGAAATGGCCAACTTCACAAATCAATTTGATAAGATTGCAACAGAGCTTGGCTGTGCGGTTATCTATTGTCATCACCACAGCAAAGGATCACAAGGTGGCAAAAATTCAATGGATCGTTCCAGTGGTTCTGGAGTATTCGCCAGAGACCCAGATGCCATTCTTGATTTAATTGAATTACCAGTCACAGAAGATAGATACATGGTTTTAGAGAATCAGGCAATTTGTGACACGTATTCCAGAGCGATCAAGTTCTATAATCCTTCATATAATGAAATAGGCCTTGACGATCAACTCAGTAAGAAACAAATGAGCCATCACTTAATGACTGCAATTCAAGCACAACCAACGCTGGCAATCATAGAACAGGAACGTCAAAGAGCAGTTGAAGCAGCTAGACAATGTAGTGCTTGGCGATTAGATGGTACGTTGCGTGAGTTTCCGAGATTCAAGACAGTCAACGCTTGGTTCAAGTTTCCAGTTCATATTCTGGATGATTCGTTGCAGGATGTGCAAATTGAGGAAAACGCAAATGATAAGTGGAAAAAAGGCGTACAAAAATCAAACGAAAGTCGTTCAGAAAAAAGTAATAGAGAACTCGAGGAAGCATTTAATATTCTCAGTCCTAATGGTGAAGCGATTGGAGTTAATGAAGTAGCTGATTATCTAGACATAAAAAGAAATAGCGTTTATACCAGAGTAAAAAAACACGGTAAATTTGAAATCAACAGCGGTGAAATGACAAAGGTCGAAAATGATAAGCAATAAATGTCGGTGTCTAGGCTAGTCGTATCTAAATAGCTTATTAACGTTGTCGGCTAAAGAGAAGCGACAACGACAGACAATCTCACAAACCTTGTCACACCGCTGTCCGCCATCCTTGTCTACTCTCTCGAAAGAGAGAAGAGTAGACAAAAGGATAAGACGAGACATTTTTTTGAGACGACAGAAAGAAATGAAAATGGCATATACCAAAATAAAATAACAGGAAATGAGGTGAAAAAATGAAATTAGAAAATTGTGCTCAAGTCGAAACAGGATTCATTGAAAAAAGTTTGACTATTGAATCAAATGATAAGGGGACCTATAAAATTATCGCTAAAGAAAAACCAAATGGAAATAAAAAAGAAAGAATAGTTGAAATGACATTCACTACCAATGGTATTGCTGCACTGTTAGGAACTTGGATAGCAGCAACTAGTAATTCGTTTTAGGAGGAATGTGACAAATGAAAGCCTATGAAGTAAAAATGATGATTAGAGAATATTCAGCCAATGCTACTTTAAAAGAAATTTTTGAAGATTTTGAAAGACCGTTTGAATGCCCTCAATGTCAAGGAGCTGGGTTTTATCAGAAAAAAATAGTAGTTCCATATCCAAGAGGACTTCCAGATTCTGGTTGGGTACCAGATACGATTAGGTATGAAAGAACTCAATGCGAATTATGTGACGGTCACGGATGGGCTGATAAAGAATATAAACCAAAAATGGTTCAAGATGGTTGGGAGTGTCCAAAATGAGCTGTCCAATATGTGGTGGTAATTTAGAAGAGGGAGCACCAAATGAGTATGGGTTCCAATGTGATACTTGCCCCCATCCATATGATGAACTAGAAGACAAGCAAGAAGAAGGTGAAAAGAAATGATTGAATTTTTTCTCCCAATAATTCCACCAGAAACAACTCACCAGCAAAAGAAAGTTCACGTGGTGAACAATAAGCCAGTATTTTATGAGCCAGGTGATTTAAAAGCAGCACGATCTAAGTTGATGGCACATCTAGCCAAGCATGTTCCAGATGAAAGAATGAGTGGACCAGTAAGAATGACCATAAAGTGGTGTTTTCCAATTGTGGGTGATCATACTAATGGCGAGTACAAATATACTAAGCCAGATCTGGACAACAGCAATAAATTGATTCAGGACTGCTTGACTAAATTAAATTTCTGGAAAGATGATTCCTACGTGGTCAGTTTGATTGCTGAAAAGTTCTGGTCAGACATTCCAGGAATTTATATCAGAATAGAGGCGATTTAATGAATTGGTCAGATGTTTTTACAGATATTCAAAAATGGATGGATGCATCAAACGTTATTAGAGTAAAGCATCCGATCACCACCGATGAATACTGGGATTGGTTAGTTCAAACGATTGGCTACTTAGGCAATAAATATGATAACCATCCAGTGGTGTTGGGATTCCTAACAGTTTTGATCGGTGTTCAAGAAAATAGTTATAAGCAAATAGTAGGAGGGCAATAACGAATGATAAAAAAAGTAAATAGAATTTTAAATAAGCATTGGGAAGCAATTCTAATGGTGTTGCTATTTATTTCAGCAATAGGCCACATGTCATTAGGCTATGAGCTTAGAGCCTTGATATATGTAATCTTATTATTGGGTATAGGTTTGCAAACAACATTAGAAGAATTGGTTAAATGGGTGAAAACTTTATGTAGTTTACTTTACTGGAAAGAAAAAGGAAAAGGAGAGTAGCTTATGGAAGAACAAATTCAAATCGTTGAGCTTAGTGATAAAACTATGGAGCAAATAGCAAAGAAGCTTCACAAATTAAATTTAGCAGAAAAAAAGAAAATCAGAGATAATGCTTATCACAATACAAAAATGCTGCTGACTAACTATCATGTTCTTAAAGCACATTGTGATGTCGTCAATGAACAATTGATTGAAGAGGTTGGGAGTATTTGGAGTGATGATAGATTTGAATTAAGCAGTCTGTTGGAGCACAAAGCCAAGACATCTAAATTAATGATTCATGTGGATAAATCCCTTGAAAAATTTAAAGAAATTGATTCAGAAGGCTATGAAATAATTAAAATGAAATATCTTAACAAAAATAAAATTAGTGATCTGATAATTTCAGTTGAATACGATGTCGATAGGAGTGTGATAACTAAACGAATTGATAAGTACACTAAAAAATTATCAATACTACTTTTCGGGATGGAAGTAATAGTTTCTGAAATGTAGTGCACATTACTTGCCCCCATAGTTCCCTTTATCCATGTTATTATGATAGCGTGAAATAAGTAGGTCATCCGCAAACGAAAGAACAATCCAATTTTCTCATGTATACAATCCTTTTAACATACTAGCGGATGATCAATTTATTATCTCCACTCACAGGTAAATACCTAGTTTACAGCCTGTGGGTGGATTATTTTTATACTAAATGACTAACGAATTCATATATTAGATGGGCACCACCTAAAAGAGCAACCTCGTATAAAAGATCCTTTGAAATTAATTGAAGTTTTGAAAGCAATTTTTTTAGCATGGTGAACATCTCCTTGTTTTAAGTTAATAAATCTATCATAAACTAATAAGCTAAAATGAAACTTAAATAGTGAAGCTTTATAAAATGAAGCAAGTCGAATTGATATTTACAGATTATATAGTCATCGCATATGCGGTGGCTTTTTATATTACATAAAATTAAGGAGAGGATAATATGGACGAATTACAGAGAAATAGAAATAAATTTGACCGAGTAAAAAAGTTATCCATTTTCCGTAGATGGAAGTGTCAACACGATTACGTTTACTTAGGTATTGATAATCAATATAAAGTATATGGTTGTTTTAAATGTGGTAAACACAAACTCAACTAACCGTCATTCGTGGCGGTTGTTTTAGTTTAAGAGAGGGAGGTGAGATTACATGACAAAAAATGACAAATACAAGCCTACCGCGGCAGAGAAAAAACTCCTCGAAGTATTGATAAACCCTGAACATGTGGGGAAATCCGTCCAAGAGTTGTGTAATCTCGCCAAAGTAAGCCGAAATAAATATTATGATGCAATGAAGAAAGAGTCTTTCGTGTCTTTAGTCAATAGCATCACGATGGATCTAATCAAAGGAAAAGCAGCCGATGTATTGAATGCTACTTACAAATACGCTTTAACAGAAAAAGGACATCAAGACCGTAAAATGATTTTAACAATCGCGGGAGTTTACGCTGAAAAGACTGAAACAAAAGTTACTGGCGAAATGAATGTTAATAGTAATCCATTATCCGAATTAACTACGGATGAGCTTAGAAAGGCGCTGAGTAAGCTTGATGATGGATAAAAAAATGCTAAAGTTAGAGCTTCAGAAAGAACTGGCTCGTCGTGACTTCTTTGAATACTGCCATTTAATGGCGCCTAAGTTTTACAAGCGTGATCGTAAATACCTAGTTGAATTGTGTAAGGACCTTCAAGAATTCCTGACAAGTGATGATGATGTGCTAGTTATCAATGAGCCGCCTCGTCATGGTAAATCGAGAACTGGCGGAATGTTTGTTCAGTGGGTATTCGGAAATGATCAGAATAAGAAAATTATGACTGGCTCATATAACGAAACTCTTTCAACAACATTCTCAAAGTCAGTAAGGAACACAATTCAGGAGATTAAAGCTAATGATGATATCATCGTTTATAGGGACATCTTCCCTGGTGTTTCAATAAAAGCTGGTGATGGAGCAATGAACTTGTGGAGTTTAAATGGTGGTTTCAACAATTATTTAGCTACCAGCCCGACAGGTACAGCTACTGGATTTGGTGCTGACTTGATATTCGTTGATGACTTGATTAAGAGTGCTGAGGAAGCCAATAACGCTATGGTACTGGAAAAACACTGGACTTGGTTTACCGATACGATGCTTTCACGACTGGAAACAGGCGGTAAAATCATTATTATTATGACTCGTTGGCACTCTAATGATCTAGCAGGGAAAGCTTTGAAGGAAATGCCTGCTGCTGGATATAAAGTGAAACATGTCAGTGTTAAGGCGTACGATTCAGAAAAAGACGAAATGCTTTGTGAAGAAGTGCTATCAAAAAAAGAGTATCAACGTAAAACGAAAACAATGGGCGCAGATATAGCGTCTGCCAACTATCAGCAAGAACCTATTGATTTGAAAGGTCGCCTTTATCAGAAGTTTCAAACGTATACCAGCAGATCAGAATACATCAAAATATGGAACTATACCGACACTGCAGATCGTGGTGCCGATTATTTGTGTTCAATTGTGTTTGGAGAGACATCTGATCACAAAGCTGAGGTGCTAGATGTTCTATATACGAAGGCGCCTATGGAAGAAACAGAATCAGCACATGCCAATCAAATGATTGAGAGCAAAGTAAATCATGCTCGTATAGAGGGAAATAACGGTGGTATCGGATTTAAGCGATCAAGCGAGAGGATCACAAAAGAACGAGGCTTCTATAAGACCTATTTTGAAGACTTCCACCAATCGGCAAATAAAAATTCACGTATATTGTCTAATTCATCTTGGATTGAAAACAATGTATTTTTCCCAGATGATTGGAAACTAAAATGGCCTGAGTATCATGAGGCAATGACAACGTATCAACGAGAGGGTAAAAACGCTCATGATGATGCGCCAGACGCAACTACAGGAATAGCAGAAACGTTATCCGGAGGTAACACTGTAGAATTTATTGAATATTAGGAGGTGGAACAGTGCTTTATAACAAATTATCACTAAAGAACTATAAAAGAGTACGAACAAAATATGCAACGCAACTGACTGAAGGTCTTTTCGATCCTAACGGTTTTATGGAAGATATGCAGCCGTTCTTTGATGATAGAGAACGTAAGTATTTGGCTTATACAAGCGAGAAAAATGAAATTGACGGCAGACAAAAGCCTAAAACAAAAATTATTAAAGTAAATAACAAGCTTCATGCTGGTATGTACAACATCGTTGTAGATCAGGCCGTTAATCATTTCACTGGTATTCCAATCAAATGGGATTATGATGTATCAGAGCAAAAAAGAACAATTATTCAGCGTATGAAAGATCGTTTCTTGGGCAATGATCCGAACCAGTCAAAGACACCAGAAGAATTCGATACGCTCTCAGATATGGTCGATAGTATGCGCTTTGCAATGTTGGATTCTGAATCTGCCACTTATCAAGGAGCAACTGGGGTGGCGTACCGATTGCTTGAACCAATAAAAGTTGGTGAAAAATGGGAACTATGGGCATCTAATATAGACCCTTGGTTAGCTGAAAGATATCAGAATGGTGCTGTTTTTATTCGTGAAAAATATGATACGATGCAACGAAAATTTTACCAAGAAATGAAAGTGGTCACTCAAGAAACGATATTGACTTATGACCGTTATGTAGACAGCAGCCTTATTGGTATCTCTGGTAAATTTAAATTGATAGATGAAGCAAAAAATCCGCTTGAAAATATTTATTTATCAGAATTCAAAAATAACACGAATCGCTATTGTGATTTTGAGGTAGCAGAAGAAATCTCTGACGCTATTGATCGCAGTTTATCGGATCAACAAAATGAAGTTGAACAATTTAAGTTAGCCTACATGATGATTACGGGATCTCGCTTAAATGAAGATGAAGCAAAACGAATGATGGAGCAACTAGGAATCATAAACATGACTGAGCCTAATGCTAAAGTTGAGTACGTGACAAAAGATATCAATAAGGATTTTAATGAATATCACTTAGACTTACTCAAGCGTCAGTTTTACACAATCACAAAGGCGATTGACTTCAATGATGAGGTATTCAAGTCTAATTCGTCCGGTGAGGCTCGAAAGTGGCAGATAATCGCTCTAGAGGCTAAAACGAACACGAAAGAGCAGTTTTTCCGTGAAGGATTGAAGGAGACTGCTGAAACGTTGGCTGCATTTATCCGAGTAAAAGATAATAAAGAAATCGATCCAAAAAAAATTATTTTTACTTTCTCACGTTCGTTGCCTACAGATATTGGATATCTGGCAGAAGCATTACCTAAGCTAGCACCGTATGTTTCTAAAAGAACAATCATGAATCAAATCCCATTTGTTGAAGATGTGGACTATGAGTTGCAGATGATGGACGTTGAACAAGGTCAAAGTTATCCTGATGGCGAGTATAACAATCTAGGTGGTGATGCTAATGGCAAAGACACCAAAGTTGAGTAAGTCAGCATTAAAATATTGGGAGAAGCGCCGGGAGCTTGAAGATAAAGCTCGTCTTAAACTAGAAAATGAAACACTAAAGATGATAACGGATATCTTCCCCACCGCTTTAAAACGGATTCAAGAGAAATTACTGTCTCAATCTGATTTGCATAAGATTAACCAGCAGAAGCTTCTTGAGGATGCCAAAAAGCGAGATCAGCAGAAGTATAGAAAGTACATTGAAGACAATTACAAGTCTTTGATGAACTCTGATGAGAAATATCAAGCGTTTATTGATGAGTTTTTCCCAGCTTATGATTACGCTAAGGTAAATCGTTTGCTGCAGATCCGTTCTGATATATTTTCTATTTTAGCAGAAGAGATGATCAACAAAGGTGCAGACACGAAATTTAATGATCGATTGGATGATTTCATCAATAGAATTTACAACTCCAATTCCAATGCATTAGGTCATATATTAGGTACAGGGGATTTTTCGCCTCTTCCAAAAAAGGAAATCGAGCGAATGTTGAACTACCCCTGGAGCGGAAAAACATTTTCTTCTCGTCTGTGGGGGAATGTATCTAAGTTAGAACAAAGCCTTAGCCAGGCAATAGTTAACGCTGTTGCAAGTGGCGGAGGGGTTGTGGATGCGTTGAAAACGATGCGACAAGACCCGTCAATTTCAGACATGTTCAAGCTTGAGAAAGATAAGTTTAATCGAGCAATCGAAAATCTTGTCAGAACTGAATATGCTCATTTTGCTGTAGACGGTATCAATGCATCATTTGAAGAAGCTGGCGTTAGAAGATCAATCAGCTGGTCGGCAGAAGATGAGCGAGTTTGTTCAATCTGTGGTGGGTATCACGGCAAGGAAATAAAGAAAGGCGGCATTGATCCACCATATCATACTCGTTGCCGCTGTACTAAGATTCCAGATATTCCAGATTTAGGTGAAGATATCGACACTCTTTATGAGTCAATGTTCGGGGATTTATTGGATGAGTTCGCTAAGAAAGATTGGGGAATTGCTTTAAATCATCCAACGGAAGACAAAAAGAGGTATAATAAAAATAAAGGGTTCTTTAATTTCGACCCGAAAGATCACCAACTGACCAGAAATGATGCAATCAGAAAATTGGTTGATGAGTTTGGCATGGATATCGTTGAAACGTCTCGAACTAAACTGAGTGAAGTTGCTTTAAATCAGACGTATGGTGTGTTAGACGGGTTTAGAGATTTGTACAATGTTCTACCAGAAAAGATACCTCAAGTTAGGGCGTTGACTAAAACACAGGCAGGACAAGCGATTGCTTGGTATTCTAGAAATGGATATTCTAGTAGCCCAGTGGAATTCGGTATCAATACAGCATATTTCAAATCTGATGACATATTGAAAAGCATGACAAAAAACAATGTGGAGAATGGCTGGTTTTCTAAGAATACAGCACCTAATCATGTTATGGTACATGAATTCGCGCATCATTTAGATTATCAGCTTACTAAACTATTAAATGACTCGTTTTCTGAGACTGTGTTCAAGAATATGGTCGAGAGTTCAGATAAATATGATATTAGCACTATAGCCAAGGAAATTGGGGGCTACGCAGGTTCATATTACAGTAGTAAAAGAAAACAAACAGAAAGCTTCGCTGAAATATTTGCTGAAGCTTATGGTGCAACACCTAGAGAAGTAGCAGAAGATTTTAGAAAAGAATTCGAAAAATTAGCAGAGGAAGTGATCAAAAATGCTGGACTCGCCTAGAGGTTTTAAATATTGGGATGTAGATGAAAACAGGAAAACGATAATTGATTCTGATGCGCCTGATTGGGCAAAAGAGGAATTTGAAAAATATCAAGAGCAGTTAAAAGCTTCAGAAGCGACTGATGAAGACGGAACATTGAAGTCAATATAAGAATCATTAACTGAATAAAACTTGAAAAGTCCTAGCGATAGGGCTTTTTGTTTTGTCCGAAATGACATAAAACTAACGAATGGTGGGCGGTTATCCGAATGCTGGGCGTAAAAAACAATATCAATGCAATGCGGGGCGCAAGGCGAATCGTGGGGCAGAGGAGGAAGAACAATGAAAAAATTATTGCCTATGAACTTACAATTTTTTGCTGATGGTGGTGAAGATGCACCAGAATTTTCTTTTGATGATTTTAAAGCATTTGCTGAATCCAACGAAGATGCGCAGAAGTTTCTTGAATCGCAAAGCCAATCTGTAGCAGACAAACAGCTGGAATCATGGCAAAAGAATAACCTTGATAAAATCAAACAGGATACTATCAAGAGTTATGAAGAATCTAAAAAGAATAAGACACCTGAACAAATTCAACTTGAAAAACTACAAACTGAAATGGCAGCGGAAAAAGCGCTACGTATTACAAGTGAAAACAAAGCTTTTGTGGCTGAACAAATTTCAGGTTTAGAACTTGATGGAGATTTAAAAGAGTCTGTTTCAAAATTTATGTTGAATAATTTAGTCAGCGATAACGCAGATTTTACTAAGAATGCAGTAGAAGCATTTACTGGTGTTTTAGAAACAATTAAGGAACAACATGCTGCATCTATTAAAGAATTAGAAATGAATTCAGCATTTGGCAATAAACAACAACAGAACAATTCCGGGTCACAAAATGAACAATCTGCTGCTGACCCAATGGCAGCGCTAGGAAAAGCGTTAGAACAATTCAAACAATAGGAGGCAACACACATGAAAAAGACATCAACAAATAATTTGGAGTATCTAGATATTTCTCCAATGATCAACATGCTACAAATCCCAAGCACACCTTTCTTATCATGGTTATTGGGAGCTGGTAAAACTGAACCTGCTAAATCTACTGAGATTAAATGGCGTGAATCAGAATTAAACGGTGATGATTCATCTGGGCAATTAGAAGGTGGAGAGTACCCAGAAGCTGAATCAGGTCGCGTTTGGTTTAACAACTTTACAGAGATCTTTCGTAAATCAACCTCAGTATCAGGTACTTTAGATGCTATTAATGTCAATGGTGTAGGGAATGAATTGACAAACCAAGTATCACAACGTGCATTAGAAATGAAACTTGACTTGAATCGTCAGTTAATAGCTGGTGTAAAAGCCGATGAGAACGGCACTAAGGGCCGTCGCACAAATGGAGTTATGAACTTAATCAATCCAGCTAACGTCATTAACACAGCTTCTGCAACTGCTGTTACACGCAAAGATGTAGATAAAATGTTTAAGATTATGTATGACAAAGGCTATATGGGTGAGAAACTTTGCTTGGTTTCATCAGATATGCTTGATTTAATGACTGATGAAGTTGATGGGAAATCAAGTAAATCAGCTAAATTTGGTGATACTGTTCAATTCGGTTTACGCTTAGGCAGCATCACATCAAACTACGGGTCAGGTATTGCGTTATTAGAACCTGCGTTACCAAACGGAACAATGATTGCCTTGGACACAAATTACGTGAAATTACGCCCGTTACGTGAATGGTCAGCCGAAGAGTTAGCGAAAACGACTGATTCAAAACGTATTGGGATTGTTGGTGAATATACAATTGAATATACTGCATCAAATTCAGGTGCTATTTTGAAATTAGCTGCTGGCTCAGAGGGATAGTGTAAAACTATCTCTTTTATACTTTATTAGGAGGAATTTAAATGGCTGCAAAAAAAGAAACTGAAAAAAATATTGAAGAAGTAACTACAGAACAAGAAGAAGTGATGACTGAAAATACAGTAACATATAAAGTGTTAAAAAATAAAAACTTTGTTGGATTCGTTCATCCTGATACACGTCGATTAGTAACAGCTAACGACAAGGGAGAATTTATTGTTAAAAAATCGGATACCAAAGCAATTGCTATTCTGAATAACGCCGTTGATCTTCACGAAATTTAGGATGTGCTCATATGACTGATGAAGAAAAGAAAAAAATAATTGATCAGATCAAAAAGCAATTTCCAGCAGCAGAAGAACAGCGGATTGAATCAATGTTAAATCTTATTTTGTTAGAAATTGAATCATATAATACTTGTGGCAAGAAAATCGACTGGAAAAAGCTCTCTGATCTTGTTTCTGAGGTTTTGTATCAAGCAATGAAGAATGAATCAGAAAAAACTATCACGGCTGTAAAACGTGGTGACACGTCAATAAGCTACGCTAACACCTCACAAGCTGTACGCCAGCTTTTAGACGGTTATGCTGCAATGATCAAGCGTCTTATAGGTTGCGACAGTGGGGTGAGTTTCTTTTGAACGAAGCGGACATTTTAGCGATGACATACACCGATAAGTGTACGATCGCCCGTTTTGATGATTTAGAAGATCCAGAAACGGGATTGACAGAACAATCGTATCAAATTATCAGTGAAAATATACCTTGCGCTTTATCTCAAAGTGGACTAGGCAGCTCAGGCAATTTGGCTGTAGTAGAAAATACAGGAATGGTCAATGTTACCTATGAGGAACAAAAGCTATTTCTTATGCCTACGGTAGATATCCGAAAAGGTGATCGAATTCAAATTACTCAATCAACAGGACAGCAGCACACATTGTTTTCGAAGAATCCTTTTTCGTATCCTAGCCATCTCGAAGTGAATTTGTCAGGAAGTGAAATTGATGGCTAAAAAAGGATATAGCATGCAATCGAATGCTAAAAAGGTGATTGAAAACTTTAAAAAAATGACTCCTTTAGCCGAAGCGCAAGGAATTATGCTAGTAAATGATTCTTTGGCAAAAATTTATCAATTAATTGTACCTATAACGCCAATTAAAACAGGTGATTTGCGCAGAGGGTATCGAATTGTTAAAGCTAGAAAGCTGTCAAGTGGTCGCATTGTAGGTGCTTTAGTGAACAATGAAAAATACTTTAAGTATATAAATGATGGTCATCGGACAAAGAATGGTGGTTTTGTTAAGGGGCGATTCATGCTTCAGAAGGCGCAAAATTTAGCACATATGACGTACATTCCACGCCGATTCAAACAAATGGCCATTGTTATTGCTAAGAAAGGGTAGTTGCTTATGTACAATGAAGTTTTGTCTGCAGTGACAGGAATTCTAAAGCAGATTAAACCTGATGCCACTGTCTATTTAGATTCTGTGATGCAATCTGATAAGCCGTTATACTTTATTGTGAGTATTGAAGAAGGCGGAACTGAAAATGTGGGTATCACGATTCAAAACGCTTCATTTTTAGTAGACATTGCGATTGTAGACAACAAAGAGAATAAAAAACTAGTAAAGGACCTCACGGCTCAGTGCGGTTCTTTTTTTAATGTAATTGAAATAGATGGAAATCAACTCTTTCCAGAAAATTATTTACCTTATAAATCTGATGGGGTGCAACATGTTAGTTTTGCGGTTGCATTTCCACAACAAATTGAATGGAGTGAATCATAAATGAAAAAAAGTAAAGTAGGAATTATTTCAGTTGAAAAACCTACATGGTTTCCTATGGATGATGAATCAGCTGATTTTCCAACATACAAAGAACCAGTAACAATTGGAACTGCAGTTAGTATCAACCCCACCTTAAATTACGAAACATCACCTGATTATGGGGACGGAGTAGTTCAAGATCAATTTACCGCTTTTGGTGGCGCAGAGGTCGCATTGACAACAAATGGGTATATTAACAGTGTATTAGCTGCATTAACGGGAGCTAAGATGGTCGGGGGTGGTGTGTTGCGTTCAGCAGACGATATTACACCGGATGGCGCTTTTGCATATCGTCGTAAAAAATCGAATGGCCATTTTAGATATACGATTTTCTATAAAGGTCAGTTTTTATTATCTTCTGATGAATCAACAACTCAGGAAGGTAGCACCATTTCTTACACGCATCCAGAATGGACCGGAAACTTTGTAGATGTTCCTGGTGTCGGATATATGTGGTCTGTCGATTCTGATGATGAAAAAGTAGATCCGAAAGTAATTGAGAATTGGTTTACTGAAGTAACTAAACCTATTGATTTCGTAGCAAGTAAAAACGGTGGAGGCGAAAAATAATGACTAGTAAATTACAAACAACGATCAAATTGAACTTTAAGAAGGCTAAAGGTGGGTACGAAAAGAAACAATTCAAATCTGCTGAAATTTTACCTGGTTCAGTTATGGAAGATGCGACCGCTTTACAAGTAGAGCTTGAAGAGTCAACTCAAACAAATGATATGGAAGAAATTCGACCAGTTTTGCGAAAATGCTATGACTTTATCGCAGAAGTAATTTTTGAAGGTCAATTCACAGGGCAAGAATATTTAGACGGCATGGATGCCAGAGAAATTTTAAAAATGACTGGGCAACTTTTAAAATCTGTATCAATCGGCTACGATGCTGCTTATGCAGACACGAAAAAAAAGTAACCGACCTTTTACAGCACCCTGATTTTGTTCGTACACCGCAATACCGTGAAATGTCTTTAAAAATAGAACTTTTCGAGATGGGTTGGACTTTTAACGAAATAGAAAATACTGATCTTGAGGAACTAATGAAACTGATCGCTTTTAGAGATGGTGTCAAAGAGTATCAAGATATTAAATATCTTGATGAAAATACGATGTTCTAGGGGGTGGAACTTTTTTGAATAACGAAGATTTAGTATTAAAAATGATTCTAGACGAATCTGGATTTGCATCTGGATTGAACTCAGCAGTAAAAAAACTTGGTGATTTTGATGGTAAAGTTGACAACACAAGTCAAAAAGGTGGCCGCTCACTAGGCAGTATTTGGACATCATTTGCTGGCAACTTCTTAGCTAGTGGAGCAACAAGAATCATTTCCAAGGGTATTGGGATGATCACAAGCAATATAGATGGAGCTATCAATCGTGTTGATACATTAAATAATGCTAACCGTGTATTTGAAAATATGGGTTTTTCTGCTGGCGAAACATCAAGAACAATGGATAGCTTAAAGAAAAGTATTCAAGGACTACCAACGCCATTAGATAGTGCGATTAAAGGGGTTCAACTTATCGCTTCCTCTACAAACGATCTAGGCAAGTCAGAGCAAATATTCGCTGCTTTAAATAATGGGATTCTTGGTTTTGGCGGATCTGCTGAAATGGTAGATAATGCCATTGTCCAGTTATCACAGTCATTTTCTAATGGCAAGGTCGATGCGCAGACATGGAACAGTATGATCAATAGTGGTCTTGGTCCTGCATTAAATGCCTTAGCCAAACAGATGGGTCTAACCGCAGGACAAATGAAAGAAGGGCTCTCTGATGGCACTATTTCTGTATCGGAGTTTCAAGATTCTTTAATTAAGTTGAATAAAGAAGGCGGCGGTGGTCTTAAATCATTAGAACAAATTGCAAAAGATTCAACTGCAGGTATCAAAACAGGCCTTGCTAACATGAAAACGGCAATCGTTCGTGGTGTAGCTAATGTAGTCACCAAATTTGATGAAGGACTGAAAAATGCTGGATTTGGTAGCATAAGCGAAATCATAGCCAAACAAGGTGAAAAGTTTGAAAAGATGCTCACTAATTTTGCCAATGCTTTACCAGGTATTATAAAAACGGTTAAGCAGCTTTATGATACTTTAAAACCTTATGAGCCAGTACTTGTTGCGCTAGCGGCAAGTGTAGGAACATTGATGATCATAAATAAAGTGAACAAGGCTTTCCAAGCTTGGAAAACAATTACTGAAGGTGTTTCTATTGCTCAAGCAATTCTAAATGCGACAATGCTCGCCAACCCTATTGTGGCAATAACTACATTAATTGTTGGTTTAGTTGCCGGGATTGTCTATTTATGGAAGACCAACGAGGGATTCAGAAATGCTATCAAGGATATTTGGAACGGCATTAAGGAGTCCATAAGCAACGCTGCAGACTCTGTAGTAAAAGCTTGGGACAATACTTTGAAATGGTTTTCCGATATGTGGAAAGGTATGCAAGACGCTGGAAAAAACGCCGCTGAAGGTGTAAAAGGTGCTTGGGATAGTACGAAGGAATGGTTTTCTAATCAATTCAAAGAAATTCAAGATCTCGGAAAAAATATATGGAACGGCACTGTAGATGGTGCTAAGTCTGCTGTTGACAGTGTGAAAGAAACATGGACCGGAGTGAAACAATGGTTTGCTGATCTATGGGATGATGCAACATCAACAGCCAGTGGATTAGTAGATGGTATTATGCAATATATTGGACCACTTGTCTATGGCGTTAGAAATGCATTCATGCATATGGGGTTGTTTCTTAGCAACTTATGGGGAAACCTTGTAAACATTGCTAAAAATATTTTTACCATCCTTAAAAATGTCATTATGGCACCAGTGTTGTTTGTCACTTCTTTAATCTCAGACGGCTGGGATGAAGCGAAAAACAACATGATTGCTGTTTGGGATAACATTGCAGAAGCAGCGGGGAATATCTGGGGATCAATTACAGATATTATTTCAAATTTCTTCTTAAATACGAAAATGGCAGGATTGAACGTTTGGCTCGGATTGAAGAATTCGTTTATTAAGATATGGACGGATGTATCAGACGGCGCTGTTGAAATATGGGAAGGCGTAAAAACATATTTTGCTAATTTGTGGAACAGCATTAAAGAGAATGCAGCTCAAATGTGGACAGATACGAAAACCAGTGTTGTGCAAACATGGAATGATATGAAGCAAAGTGCTTCAGATATATGGGAGTCGGTAAAGTTATTCTTCGCCAACACTTGGCAATCCATTTTAGATGGCGCTGTATCAGCTTGGGACAGTACGAAACAAGCAACTGTTGACGCTTGGGAAAGCATTAAACAATTTTTTAAAGATACAGTGGATAACATCGTTAAAACTGCACAAGGAGCATGGGAAGGCTTAAAACAAGGCGTTCGTGATGCGATAGATGCTGTTAAAAATATCTTTAACGAAATGAAAAATATCGATCTATTTGAAATTGGTAAAAATATTATCCAAGGATTAATAGATGGTGTTAACGAGATGATTGGTAAGGTAGGAAAAGCTGTCAAAGGTGTAGCTGGATCGATTAAAGATACTATCAAGAAAAATTTAGGTATTCACTCTCCATCTCGTTGGATGAGAGATATGATCGGTAAAAATATCGTTCTAGGTGTTGCTAGAGGTGTAGAACAAGAACAAAGCACTTTAGATGGCGCTGTAAGAAAGATGACTGATTTACCAGTTGATTTACCAACGGTATCGACTAAATCAGATATTCCAATGATAAAAAATGAAAAGGAACAACTTCAACAAAATGATCGTTTATCACAAGTAAATGATGGAGATACATTCAATATTAACTTACAAGCTTTCGGAGATCTCTCAGAATCACAAATGATGCAAATAGCCCGTAAGTTAGTCAAATCTATTGAAGAGGTTAGGAAAAATGACATAGCGCCACAAGGAGGGATGTTCAATGGAGTATAAAAGAGGTCAATTCAAAATTAATGGTAAACACAGTGAAGAGTTTACTGTTTATATGAGGGATCGCCCAGAACGTCCTTCTGCTGGTCGTGTCATCGAACTGAGAGAAAGACCAGGTAACGATTCGATTGTAACGGATTTTAAATACTATAAAAATGTTGAGCGTGTTATCTCTTGTTACGCAAAAGCGAGTGATTTTGAGAGTGTTCCATTCTTAGAAAATGAGATATCTAATTGGTTGGATACTGGATCATATAGCGATTTCATTGTCTATTATGATCCGCATTACATTTATCAAGCGATTGTTACTTCTCCACCAAACTTTACGGGACAGCGTAAGAATGGACTGTTAATACCGTTTGAATTCACTGTAAGTATGAGACCATTTAAGCAGTCTCGGACAGGTTCCGTTTGGAGATCAAATGAAAAACTATTAAGCAATACGGAGAATTATCCCTCAAAACCAAAGATTCATATTATTGGTTCGGGGGATATTTCTTTTTGGATTGATGATCATAAATATGATTTGAAACAGATTGAAGAAGAGATATTTATTGATTCATTTATTGAAGAATCATATAGATATTTAGGAAATCAATTGCAAACGTTAGACCATAAAACCTTGTTTAAAGATTATCCTATTTTAGATAAAGGCGAAAACAAAATTAAGTGGACTGGCAACGTGAAGGAATTAAGAATACAACCAAGGTGGTGGACAAAGGTATGACGCCAGTTATTTACGAACCAAGAGAGACAGATTTTACGCACAATGGATTAGGTCGGTTATCCGAAGCAATTCGTTGTGACGTAACAGAGGAAGCAAACGGAAAATATGAACTAGAACTTGAATACCCAGCGATAAGTCGTTTTTCTGAATACTTTGAAAATGGATATCAAATTAAAGCTAAACCAAATGATTTAGAAGAATATCATGTATTTGAAATTAAGCAAACTTATAAAGATACTTTTGCCAATACAGTAGTTGTTTATGCTCAATCAAGAACCTATAAGCTAGGGAATCGCCAAGTAAAATATGTAGAAATAAAATCTGCAAACGGTAGAGAAGCAATGAAAGCCATAGAAGATGGAATGGATTCCCCTTGTGACGTGAAATTGTATTCAGATATTCCGACTATTTCAAGTACCATATTTGAGGTTCGCAATGCTTTAAACTGTATCGCAGGAGAGCAAGGCTCTTTACTGCAATATTGGGGTGGGGAAATGAAACGTGAGCCGTTCAAGTTCTCGCTATTGCAGCGTAGAGGAAGAGATAATGTTGGAACTGTCCGCTATGGTAAAGATTTAAATGGATTGAAAATTAAATTTGACTGGACAGCTATTGTTACTAAAGTTTTGCCCTATGCAGATTTGCAGGACGGAAACGACGGAAAAACAAAACGAATATACGGGAATCCTGTTATTAGTGAGTATATGAATAACTATCCAGATATTTATGCGAGATACATTCAATTTACTGAAGAACAAGGTGTAACAGATGTGGCTAGTTTGAATAAAGTAGCGAAGAATTATTTTTCTACTTTGAATCCTGGATCAGATAAGCCCAAAGTAAATATTGAGCTTGAAATTGAAAAATTGTCTGATTCTGAGGAAGCAAAGGAATTCGCTAAGATCAGAAACTATGGATTGTTTGACACATTTAAGTTGTACCACAAACTTTATGACATTGATATTGATACTAAAGTGAACGGGATTGTTTATGATAGTTTGCTGGAAAAAAATAAAGGAGTTATAGCAGGAGATATCGCAGTTGCGTTTTACAAGCAGCAAAACTACGATTTCCAAGAGACGATTAAAACCTTAACGAAAAAAGGTTATATGAGTGAATTTGTGGACTACATCACGGATTTAATAAACGGTGTAAAAGGCGGATCAATTCTACAATACCCTAAGAATAAACCAAACTCAATTTACTTTATGGACACAGATTCTACAGACACGGCTAAAGATGTGATCGTTATTAACAATCAAGGTATTGGCTTTTCTCGTACTGGTTGGAAAGGACCATTCAAGAATGCTTGGACTATTGACGGTATATTGAATGCGGATTTTATCCGGACTGGGAAAATCATTTCAGATGTATTTGAATCTTCATTCAACGCCTATGGTGATCAATTACGTTTAGAAGGTGGAGCGCTACAAGCGGTTAATAACAAAAAGAAAATTATGGAATTAACAAAAAAAGGTATGGATTTTTGGAGCGCTGATACGAAAACCATAGGTAACATGGGTGTCGTTACAGAACAAAATAACCCATTCCCTACGCACGCAATCGTTGATCCACTAAATGATTTAATTTTGAGAACATATCAAAAGGATATTATGTTTGCTACAGATGTAGAAAAAGGTATGCTGCTTAGACGCGATGGACATCTTATGCCCTTTAACGGAGTATCGATTTATCGAGGTGAAGAAAGTTCTGTTGCTTTAAATGCATATGGCGATGTAAATATAGTTGGAAAATTAATTCTCAACGGAAAAGAAATAACTGGAAACGGCAGTGGTGGAGGCGGTGGAAATACTGGTGGTTGGAATGGTAAATATCCACCAGAAGTGACTACTAGCGCTGAAAAATTTGCATGGCAAGCTTGGGTTACTTTATTATCACTTGGCTATTCTAAAGCGGCAGCTGCAGGAATTTTAGGAAACATCAACGGTGAGGCTGGACATTCGATGAATCCGGATACCGAACAAGATGGCGGCCCGGCTTATGGAGCTGTCCAGTTTGACGGGTCAAGTTACCCATTGATTGGGGCGCCAACACCAAATGGTCGGGAATACTTCCAGCGACTACACAAAGCTAGCGGAGCTGGTGGAGATTATCGAGAAATGGCTCCACAAATGAAAGTCGTTGATTGGGGGATGACTAACGGTCAATGGATAGGCGCAGTAAATCCAACAAGTGTTGGTGGGTTTAAAGGAATGACCAGCCCCGAACAAGCTGCATATGTATTCGAGGAAAACTACGAACGACCAAGAAATGCACACCCAGAAAGACAAGGCTATGCGAGAGCATGGTATGACAAGTTCGCGAATTTAGAAATCAAACAATCTCTTGGCGAAGCAGGTTTACAACGTTTAGAAAGTTTGTACATGCAACGTCACGGAAACGGTCAGTGTTATGCTGTGCCTGCGGAGTACTCGGGTGTGCTTGGCGGTTGTGGCTTAGGCGCAGGCACTGCTTACCCGTTAAGTCATAATATTGGAGACACGGAAGCTGCTGCTGAAATAGGTAGTGGTTATGATTGGGCAGCAGTTGGG